GCGGTTGCCGGTGTTGTGGGTCACGATGACCTCCTCGTCGAGGCGTCGCGCTCTGGTCCGTTCCCGCGGGTGAGCCGGCGCCTTTGACTTGCTAGGACGCGCGCCTCTCCCTGCGGCGCTGCTGTTCGGCCCGGGCTGGGTGGCGCGGCAGGCCGGCCAGGACCAGGTCCAGCACGGTCGGGTCTTCCACGTGGTCGGGCAGGCCCTGCGCCCGCCGGGATGCGATGACCTGCTGGCGGAACACCTCCCGCTCTGCCGGGCTCATGGCGTGATGCCCCGATTGTCGGCGGTTGACGACAACGCGTCGGTGTAGAAGACGAAGATGCTGGTCTTGTCGACCTCCAGTTCGGCGGCCAACCTGGCGGCGAGCTCCGGGCGGCACCCCGGCGTCAGGCCGGTGGCGAGCTGGTGCACCATCGCCTTCGAGCAGCCCATGGCCCTGCCGAGCTGCGCATAGCTCTTGCCGCTGGCCTCGATGAGGGCGCGCAGCCGCTCCGGATTGCGGACTTGGGGGTTGGGGGCTCGCGTCGTCAAGGAGTCGCTCCAAGGGTCGAGATGCGGCGTGGGACTGCACGGTACCTCCGGTCGTCGTCGTCGTCAAGAGACAACTCAACGATGCGGCGATCTCGGTACGTCTCAGTACCTGCGTAAACTGCTCACTTGACGAGGGGAGGCCGTGCAGGCCACGATGCGTCTACCGACGTCGGACGACGACGACGATAGGAGCCATCGGGTGGATCCCCTCCAGCAGCTCATCCGTGAGCGCATGGACGCCCTTGGGATCGGGAGCTGGGCAGAGCTTGGCCGCCGCTCCGGCCTCTCCCGCGCGACCGTCCACACGATCGGCACCCAGCCACGCCGAGGCCTCCCCAACGAGGCGACCATCGAGGGGCTCGCCAAGGGCCTACAGATCGCCGCCTCGCAGCTGCGCGCCAAAGCGTTCGAGGCGGCCGGGCTCCCCTACGAGGAACGCGAGGTCGAGGTCGGCGGGGAACGGGCAACGCTGATGGCGTCGATCCCCAACCTCACCGACGACGACGTCGAGGAACTGCTGGCGATCGTCGAGGCGAAACGGCGGCGACGTGAGCAGCAGGAACGGTCCTCCCACTAGCTCCGAGCCCCCCGATGTGACGCCCTTGCCTGAAACCGGCGCTTGTGGATAGTCTCGGCCGAACGGGGCTGTCCGGCGCAGCAGTGGCGCTCGCGCCAAAGGGGGGTTTATGGATGTTATCCGCTCCGAGATCGTGCATGGCGTTGGCATCATCTGGCAGGACGGCCAGCCGATCGTCCTCGCCGGTCCCGACGTCTGCGACGAGGACATCGCCGAGTGCACGAAGGCGCTGCTGCCCCGCCGCCAATGGGTCGATCTGCATCACCGCCTGTTCGGCGGGCTGTCACCCCGCGCGCTGCTGGGCGCCGTCCTAGGTGGCGCGGCCATAGCGATCGTGATGGCGGCGGTGGTGATGGGCATGGTGTGGACCGTCGTCTGGGACGACCCCGGCATCGGCCCACCGCCAGGGGCCGGCGGCACCGTACCGGCCGCCATCACGCCGAGCTCCAGCACGCCAGGCGCCGTGCCGTCCACGACCAGGCCGCCCCGCACGAGCGTGAAAGCGGCCCATTGGCAGGCACCAACCGTCCCGACACAGGCTTCCCCCACCACCCCACCGGCGTCGACGGTACCGTCCACCACCACCGGGCAGAAGCTGGGCCCGGTGGTCCGTGACGCGGTCCACCAAGCCCAGCAGACCGTCAAGACCGCACGGCCCCAGGTCAGCTCGACGGTGTCCAGCATCGTTGACGACGTGGAGTCGACTGCCTCCAGCGTGGTCTGCCTGGCGCTCTGCCTGCCAGGCTAGGCCTTCCAGATCAGGCCGTCGGGCAGCACCCTTGAAGGGTCCATGCCGCGGCCGTACCGGGTGGCGCGGCTGACCTGGACACGCTCGAGGACCGCGCGGACGATGTCGCGGCGCCGTTCGATGTCGGCGCGCTCCCACATCACGTCCAGGTCGGCGCGCAGCGTTGGGAGGCCGGCCAGGACGTTACCGTCGGCGCTTGCGGCAAGCTCCCGTTCGGCGTCGGCGATGCGTCGCTCCAGCTCCCGCTTCACCTCCGAGTAGGCGGCCGGGTCCAACGAGCGGTCCACGAATCGCTCCTTGGCGGCCTGCCGCAGCGAGCCCCTGTCGGCCTCCTGCCGCTCGGCGACGACCTGCAGCCGGTCGCTGTCGAAGCTGCGGCGGCGGCGTTCCAGCGAGGCCCCGGCCAGCGCTTCCAGGACGCACTCGGCGACCAGCTGGTCGAGCGGCTCAGCGACGATGGAGATCGCCCCACAGGGCTCGGCGATCTGGGTGGCCCGCCGGGAGTGGCGTTCGCACTTGTACCGGGGGCCGGCCTTGTGGCCCTGGGTCTCCATGATCGCGCCGCACGGGCCGCAGTGGACGATCCCCGACAGCAGGTAGCGGCGCGCCGGCCGGCCAGGCTGGCGTCGCCGGTCGAACAGCCGACCGAGCCGCTCGAAGGTCTCCTGGTCGAGGATCGGCTCCCAGATGGCTTGGGCGACGATTTCGCCGTGGTAGCTGCGCAGGCCGGCCAGCCGCGGGTTGCGGAGCAGGCTGCTCAGCTTCGCGCGGTTCCAGCGCCCACTCGCCGGCGCTGGGATCCCGGCTGCCTCGAGCCAGGCGACCACCGCGCTCTGGCTCTGGCCGTCCAGGAGCTGGCCCGCCACCGCGCGGATCACGTCGGCCTCATGCGGGACGATCGTGACCCGGTCCTTGGGGTCGTAGCCGTACGGGTGGTGCCGGCCGCTCAGCCACGGCCGCCCCATGGTGGCCTTCTGTTCGGCCTGCGCTGCGACCCGAAGTGCGATCGTCTGGCTCTCCAGGCGGGCGAAGGTGACCAGCAGCCGCGCGACCGCCTCCCCCATCGGGGAGCTGGTGTCCAGCGGCTCGGTGACCGACGCCAGGATCGCGTCGTGCCGCTCAGTCACCGCCAGCGCACGCTCGAAGTCGCCGTGGTCGCGGACGAACCGGTCCAGCTTGAAGAACACCAGGCCCTTGACGATGCCGGCCTGGATGTCGGCCAGGCCCTGCTCGAAGTCGTCGCGGCGTGGCGCCTTGGCCTTTCCGGGCTTTCGGTAGGCGGGGTCGAGGTCGGCGTAGAAGCGGGCCGGGGTCCATCCTTTGGCGTTGCAGTAGTCGATGCAGCGCTGATGTTGCCGCTCGATGGCCATCTCGGTCGCCTCGACCTCCCGCTTGGCGACGCTGAGCCGGCCGTACACGCCCACGTCCATACCGGTCTCCTCATGTCAGACAGAAGTGGGCGTTATCTTGACACAAGTCTTCCTATGGGCAGAGTATGAGCCCACAAAACTGGCCGTCATGTTGGACCGGATGGCGGCCCTGGGTGTAAGACTCACCGCAGTTTGTGGCCCCGGCGGGCCGTCACCCCCGGGGCCTGGCCGACACCCTACGGGAAGGTGCCGACGCGATGGACTCTACCCGCCTGCGCTGGCCCAAACGACCCAGCCCCACCAGGCGAAAGACCCGTCGCTGCGCCGCCACCTCGATGCGCAGGACCGCCGGAGACGGACTACGGGACGTCTCCGCGCGGCAGGGAGGGCGGCGCTGCGCCGGACAGCCCCGTCAACTGCCGGTGGCGGCCGCCCTCCCGCCAACCGCACGCCGCTAGATTCTAGAATCTAGCCGCTGAGCTCCTCCATGACCTGCACCAGGAGCGCCTGGGCTTCCTCACCCTGGACCGCGAGCTCGCGTAGCCGCTCGAGCGCCTGCCGGTAGGCTTCGACGTCGGCCGGCTCGGTCACGTTCAGGCTGGCGGTCAGCGTCTCCACGTGGACGTACGGGGCGCCGTCGTCGGCCTCGAATAGAGTGAAGCCGTGGCTGTGCCACGCCGGCACCTCCCGGTCGAACGGCAGCACCCCTACCTGGACGCCGGGGAGCAGCGCGGCGGTGCGGAGGCGGTCGAGCTGGCCCAGTTGCACGGCCGCCGCCCCGTAGCGCCACCGCAGCGCCGCCTCGCCGATCACGAACTCGAAGCGGCGGCCCTCCTCGTACAGGATCGCCTGGCGTTGCATGCGCTGGGAGATCGCCTCGGCGACGTCGGGACGATCCTGGTGCACGGAGGTGACGAGCAGGCGGGCGTAGTCGGGGGTCTGCAGCAGCCCCGGGATAATCGTCGGGGTGTAGACATGGATGGCGGTCGCGGCTTGTTCCGAGGCGGCGACCTGGCGCTGCAGGTCCGGCAGGCCTGCGCGGCGCGCGGCGCGCAACATGATCGCCTCGGTGTGGGCCCGCTCCACCAGGTCGACCAGCCGCGCGGCCTCCTCCGCCGGCGCGCCGGTCGCCTCCGCCCAGGCGCGCACATCCTCGACGGAGGGGACTGTGCGGGCGTTCTCGGTCTTGGTGACCTTGCCCTGGCTCACGCCGAGGCGGTCTGCGAGCTGCCGGGTGGTCAGGCCGGCGGCCTCGCGGAGTTGCGTCAGTTCGGCGGCGAGCCGTGGCCAGGCCTGGAGGAGGTCACGCGGGCGGCCGTTCTGCACGCTTGAGGATCACCCCACCCTGGCCGGCTCGAGGCCGATCTGGTCGAGGTAGTCGGCGACCGGGATCACCCGAGCCAGGACCATGTCCCGGCGCCGGCGGCACCGGCGGATCACGTCGTGGTCGGTGCTGATCTCCGCGTTCAGGAATCGGCCCTGGCGGTCGTAGCGCATTAGCAGCGCGGTGGCACCGTTGGGCTCGTCGCCGTCCAGGAGCCAGAAGTCCTGGGTGAGGCCCTTCATCCAGGGGTGGATGGCGCTGTCGGCGACGTAGACGCGCTCGCCGGCCTCGACGTTCTCCAGGTCGGTGACGAGCTCAAACCGCATGAGATCGGTGAGCGGCTGGGTGACGATGTGGGCGCGGGTCCAGGTCCGCCCGGCCGCGGTGCTGGCCCGGATCCGGGCGAGCCAGGGGCTGTTGGTCGGTGTCCGCTCCGGCAGCGGCTCGCCCGCCAGGAAGGCGCGGAACCGCTCCTGGCTCTCCGGGGTGAGCTGGTAGGCCGGCAGGGTCTCCAGCCGGAACGCCGAGTGGGTGAACTCCTCGAACAGCCGCTCGCGCTCGAGACGACGGCCGGCCTCGATCAGCATGGCCCGGGGCACGCGGACCAGCCGCTCCCCTGCCGGCGTGCCGGCCTCCGCCGTCCCGTTCGGGTCGACGTCGTCGTAGCCCTGGACGAGCACGTCACCTGCCATGCCGGGCACCTCGACGATCTGCGGACAGGTGTCGATGTCGTTGCAGGTCTCGATCTTCGCCACCACACGAAGCATTCCGGTGACCTCCCGAGTCCGGAATCAAACACGTCGAGTCCATCGTCGGAGATTCAAACCGACCGGTCAAGGCTCTGATGGCGGGCACCTTCTCACCCTGCATGAGTCCGAGTATAGCGCATCAGATGGCTTTGAGTCTTGACAGACAGACTCAAGCTGGGCAGCATGGGGCCTGATGCACAGCGGTGGCGCGCTGAGATGACCACTCCAGGGTTGATCGCCCGGCGCTGCGCCACCAGCGCCGGGCGATCTCATTCAGGAGGCGAGGCGCCTTGTCTACGACGCTGCCCGAGATCACCCGCCCAGCCGCCCAGGTCGACATCCAGGACCTCGCGCGGGAGCTCCGCGCGCTGCAGGACCGGGTCGAGGGGTTGGAGGCCGAGAACGCTGCGGCCTACCAGTTCATCGAGCGGCTGTCCGCGAGGGTTGTGCGGCGGGAGCGCCGCGGCGCCCGGAGCCGATGATCCCGCGCGGCTACCCGCAGATGCCAGTGCGGCCCAAGGTGATCCTGGCGCCGTGGTTCGCGCTGCTCGTCGTCATCGGCGGAGTGGCACAGGACAAGGGCTGGATCACCCTGGAGGCCGGCACGGCCCCCCCGCGTCACGCCCGCCAGCACGCCAGGGGCAACCAGCAGGGCGCGCCCTTGGCGAAGGTGGCCCCGCCGGCGGTGCCGAGCCACCTCGGCCGCGCGGACATCCCCCCGGCCTACCTCGCGCTGTACCGCAGCTCCGCCAGGACATGCCCGGGGCTGCCGTGGGGCGTGCTGGCCGGCATCGGGAAGGTGGAGACCAACCACGGCCGCTCCCGTGCGCCCGGCGTCGTCTCCGGGGTCAACGCGTTCGGGTGCTGCTCGGGTCCGATGCAATTCAACATCCGCAATGGTCCGCCGAGCACCTGGGACCACTACGGCGACGGCGTGCTCGCCCACGTCTACGACCCGCGCTACGCCATCCCCGCAGCCGCGCGGCTGCTGTGCGCCAACGGCGCCCAGCGGGACGTGCGCCAGGCCATCTACGCCTACAACCACGCCTGGTGGTACGTCGACCAGGTCCTCGCCCTCGCCCGCTCCTATCAGGCCGGGGGGAGGTGAACCTCGTGATCGTGCTCTGGCTCCTCCTCGCCATCGTCATCGGCTGTGCGATCGGCAACCGGCTGAACCGCCGGTACGACCGGACCCACAACATCACCCGCAGCTAGCACCCGAGCGGGGGCGCCATCCCGGCCCGGCTCCCCGGACGCGCCCCCGCCACCAACCCGAAAGGACCATCGCATGCCCAGCAAGCCCAGACGCCGCCGCAAGCGCCGGCGCACAGCCCGGCTCGTGCTGGCAGTGCTCCTGCTCATGGTGATCTCCTCCGCCAGCACCTACCTGGCCGTCGAGGTCTTCACCACCCGCGCCACCAGCGCCACGACCATCCAGGGGGTGCGCTGATGCTCCGCCCGCGCGCCCTCCCCGCCCCCGCGCCCCTGCCCGCTGGTCCTACGCGCACCCGCTGGCTGTGGTTGGTGCCGCTCCTGGCCGGCTTCCTGACCGCCTTCGGCTGGGTGGTCGCCCACGACCCGGGCCCGGGCCTTCACCTGTCCAACCGTAGCTGGCTCACGCTCGGCCTGGCCGGGCTGCTGACGCTGCTGCTCGGCAAGCACCGCGTGGCCGGCCCGCGGCAGCTCGCCGCCATGCTCGCCCAGTACGCCGCGGTGGCGCTGCTCACCCTGCTGCTGACCACCACCCCCGCCGGGCACCCGACGGCCAAGAGCGCCGCCAAGCCGGCCGCGCACCCGCCGGCCCAGGCGCAGGCGCTGGCGGTCGGTGATGGCTGCCCGGGGATCCGGCGGCTGCGCGCCTGGGTGACCTGCGTGCTGCAGCAGGCCAACGACGAGGCCAAGCGCCTGTCCCCCACCACGACCACCACCCCGAGGAGGAAGACGTAATGGAGTGGGCCGACTTCCCACCGATCGCCAAGGTCGGCATCGTCGCCGCAGCGATTCTCACTGCGGGGCTTGCCGCCGTGGCGGTCGCACTGTCCTATGACGCCGCCTACCACTTGGTGCTCGCCCATGGGCACTACTCCCCCAAGGCGGCGCAGGTGTATCCGCTCATCCTGGACAGCGGCTTTCTGATCGCCGAATTCGCCGCGATCGTCGCGGTGGCGCTGCGCCCGTTGGCGCCGGATCCGCGCAAGATCAGCCGCTACCCGTTCGGGCCGCTGACGATCATGCTGATCTGTGCGGTTGGCAGCATCTGGATCAACATCCTGCATGCCGGCAATGACAAGGTGGGAATGCTGATCGCGGCACTCCCCCCGGTGCTGATGATCCTCGCGTTCAATGTGCTGGTGGCGATCTGCAGGTGGGTCGCACACATCCAGGGCTACGACATCGGCGACATTCCGCCAGTGCGTGAGGTGCCGGGCCGACTCGCCGCGCAGCTCCGCAGGTCAGCGTCTCCGCGATCCGGTCAAAGCGGACAGGTGTCAGTGGCGGAGATTGCCCGGGCGAAATTGCGTCTCAAGGATGATGCGGCGCTGGCCAAGGCGACCGGCTCGGCCGTGGTCAAGGAATTGAGCCACGAAGGGCTCGCAATCGACCGCTCGTGGGCGAACGTTGCCCTGGATCAGGTAAAGGCAGAGCGGGGGATCTCGACCAACGGGAAGCGCTGATGGATAGAGGCGGGGGAGTAGCCGCCGCCGCTGACCGTTCACGGCGGGGGAGCGACCCGCCGCACTTGCACGACGCAGTTGCACAAAGACGAAGGTGCCCCCAGCCGCGCCAACGGCTGGGGGCAAGCGACCAGGAAGGATGCGACTTCCATGGCCACCAACCCGCAAGCTTATCTGCCAGGGGAAGCCCGGTGAGCGCGCCGCCGCGGCGGCGGCCACCACGTCCGGTGCTGGCGTTCCTGGTAACCGAATGGCGGCTGAGCGATATCGAGCTCGCCGAGGTCGCCCGAGTGTCACCGCCGACGGTGGGACGCTGGCGCAACAGCTACGGGATCCGCCAGCCACGGCCGATCACGATCAGCAAGGAGCTGCTGGTACGCCTGTACGTGGACCGGCAGCTCACGATGGCCGAGGTCGGCAAGCGGGTCGGCCGCTCCAAAGACGGGGTGCGTACACTGCTGACCCGCTACAGCATCCCGGCCCGCCCGCCCGGCTGGATCGTCGGGCACCGACGCCCGCCGAACCCGGCGACCAGGCGGCTACCGGACGACCAGACGCTCCAGCGGGCCTACGACGAGGGCCAGACGACACAGGAGCTGGCCGCCACCTACGGAGTCCACCAGTCCACGATCTACCACCGGCTGAAGGCGGCCGGCACGACGTTCCGCCGCCCGGGCCCCCGCGGCCCCCGACAGTCCCCGCGCCAAGCACCTCGGTGACCACACTGCCGAGCGGGACGGACGGTGGCGGGGGAGTGACGGTTGACCTGCCCGGAAATAGCGTAGGTTTACATAAGATCTCTTATGGGGGATTGGCGAGAGGGGATCCGAGGGCGTGGAGACGACCAGCAGGCGCCGTAGCCGATCCTACGCAGGACACCTGATCCGCGCGCATCACGCACATGCTCACAATCCTCTCATCACCCATTCGCCTGGGCATGCCGGGCAAGGAGACCATGATGTCTGAGCAGTGGGGACCCAACCCCGCGCCACCGCCGCCCTACCCCAACCCGGCCAAACCGCCGAAGCAGAAGCGGCAGTTCCTCGTCACCAAGATCGCCATCGGTGTCGCCGCAGGAATCGCCCTGTTCATCGTCAGCCTGATCGTGCTGGTGGCGATGCTCATGGCCGGCGGGTCGACCGGCGACAAGCAGGCGGCCACCGCCACGCCAGCGACCATCGCCAGCCAGCCTGCCGACACGTCGGCGGCCACCGAGCAGGCCACGCCAGCCGCGTACACGCCGACCCCGAGCGACTTCAAGCTGACCGTCAAGACCCTGTCCAAGGAGTGCTTCGGGTCGGCCGGCTGCAACCTCACCTTCCGCATCGGCGTTGGCTACTCCGGCGAGCCGCTGGATCCGAGCACCACCTGGGAGGTCGTCTATGAGGTCCGCGGCGGGGAGGACGGGCCGCAGATCAACACCCTCACCATCCAGGGCACCGACTACCAGGTGGATCGGGAGGAGTTCGCGTCGACCAGCTCCTCGAGCAAGAAGCTGACCGCCCGCGTCACCTCAGTCGACAGCGCCTGAGCACGCGAAGAGGCCCCGCGGTTCCCGAAGGAGCGCGGGGCCTCTTGCCTTGTCCCCTTGGCGGGGCTGAGCCTACCTGGCAGGCGGGACAGGCGCCGGCGCGTTCCGGACGGCGGTCACGCCGACGATGGTGGCCAACGCGAGGATGATCTGTGCGGTGCGCCACAGCGGCGTGTCCGGGGGGATCGTCGCGGCGACGGTGGCCGCACTGCCAAGCGCCGCGGCGATGGCCTTGCGGTAGCGCGCAAGCTTGCTCATGACACCGGCGCCTCGGCCTCTACCGGCTCGAACGTCACCATGACGTACTCGCCGACCTGGAACTGATCGAGCGCGGCCGGATTGGTGATCGTCATGTCGATCGTTCCGGCCGGGGTCGCCGCCGCCCACGACTTGTTCTCTTCGCCGGCGGCGGCCATGAGCTTGACCGACTCCATGGTCTTGCCGGGCTCGCTTGCGTAGCCGGCGTACTCGGTGCGGGATGAGACGCGGAACTTGGCCACGACGGACATGCGTGCTCCTCTCGTTCGGGCCGGCCACACGCCGGCATGATTCGCGACGAATCAGGGGTCCAGGGGGATCTCGGCCTGCGGGCCGAGCGCGTCCATCGCCTGCTCGGCCAGCTTCCGCACGTACTTGGTGAAGGGGCGCAGCTCCAGCTTGGTCGGCGCCCGGTCCTGCGTGGCCGCGTACAGGTGGACCCGGATGCAGGCGTGGACGGCACTGTGGGAGGTCGGGCACAGGAGCACCTGGTCGCCGTGCTCGGGGCCGTGGAACGGGGCGCCGACCGGGACGATGTGGTGGCTCTCCTCCTCCGCCGGGACCGGCCGGTGCCACTTCACGCAGCGGCACAGCGGGTAGCCGCCGGTGAGGCGCATGCCCACGTCGACCCCGGGCGGGTGCGCGAGGGTCACGTCGCCGGTGTCTTCGGGGTGAGCTCGAGCGTGCCGGTGTAGCCGGCGCCAAGGATGGCGAGCCGGTCACCGATCGCGCTGCCGAGGTCCTGGAGCTGCTGCGGCGACGCGGTGGCGAGGTCGAGGGTGACCTCGACTTTCAGCCCGGCCTCCAGGAGCGTGCCCAGCTTGGCCAGCGCCGCCCCGTTGGCCTCCTCCTGGGCGAGGATCTTGGCGAGCCGGTCGGGGGCGACCCGGAAGTAGTCGGCCCAGTTGTCCTGGCCCGAGATGATGCCCTGGGCGGTGAGCTGCTGCCACGCCTCGATGAACTCCTGCTTGGTCAAGTCGATCTCCTCCTGTCCGCCGAGCAGCTGGGCCCGGAGCTGGGTGAGCGTGCCGTAGTAGCAGTTGAGGTCGACCCGGCCGGTGATCCCCGGGACCGACCCGGAGCTGGTGAACTGGTGCCAGGCCAGGCCTGCGAAGCCGCGCAGGTTCGTCGGCCGCTTGGTCCGGATCCGGTCCTCGGTCCACGGCGCCGGCAGGTACTCGGACGGCACCCACAGGCAGTTGGCCAGCTCCAGGCCGCGGACCGTCCCGTCGCCGTCGCCGGCGGCGGCGAGCTGGTCGAGGAACCAGTCGGGGACGTAGGCGTGGGGCCAGGTGCCGAGCTCGGTATGGAGCTGGATCGCGTACCGGTTGATCTGCCGCCGCGAGGGGTGGGAGCCGTTCCCGAACTTCTCCGCGTCCAGCATCACCAGGATGCTGCGCGGATCCACGCCACACGCGGCGATCTCGTCGACGAGCAGCTTCGCGCCATCCTCGACCGGCTCGCTGATGCCGACGACCCCGTAGGCGCCCAGGACGGGGATGCGGCCTCCCATCGCGCGGAGGTTCTGCCGGCCGTCCTCGTCCAGGGTGCCCCGACCGATGCTCATCCGCGCGAGCGCGAAGTCGTACGGGGTGGGCGCGACCTGGCTCCAGTCGATCAGGTTCCGGTCGCCGGACCCGCTCGGGTCCTGGTAGGAGCTGACGTCGATGCCGAGGGTGATGGCCATCAGCCCCCACCGTCCTCGGTGGGAAGCGCGGCGCGGACGAAGCAGTCCTTGGCCTCCAGGAGCTTCCGCAGCCCAGTGGTCAGCTCCGGGCCGTCCGGGAGTTCACGGATCATCGCCTCGGCCAGCGCTTCGCTGTACATGGAGATGGTCCGCATCGGCTCCGGCAGGTGGTCGTAGGCGAAGAACCGGGCGATGCTCACGGTGGCCGGGTGGCGGCCTTCAAGGTCCATCAGGGGTGCTCCCTCCGATAGGTGGCGTATTCGGCCTCGACCAGCTCGAGGCGGGCGGCGAGCCGGTCGCGTTCCCGCTCCGCATGGCTGAGGCTCCGCTCCAGCGACAGCACGGCCTTCTCGGCGCCGCCGGCGACGACGGCCTGGCGGTCCGGCCCGGCGCGCAGCAGCAGCACCAGGCCCTGGATGAGCGTGCCGCCCAGCAGGCTGGCGACGATGGGGACGAGCCACTCTCTCACCCGGCACCGTCGACCCTCTCCCGTATGGCAACGCCGGCTGCCCACGAGCCGAGCGCGCGCAGGTACGCTGCGACGCCGAACGAGCCGATCAGCAGGGCGGCGACGATGCCGCGTCGCCCGGCGACCGCCAGGATCACCGTGGCGTAGACGACGGTGGACGCGCCGAGCAGGCACAGGCCGGCGACCTCCCAGCGGCGTATCCGGCGGATCAGGCCGGCCAGTCCGAGCGCGCCGCCGAGCAGCAGGTCCACGTTCCAGAGTGCGACCACGAACGGGGGGAGCAGCCGGCTGATCGCGCTGGGTGAGCCGAGCTGGAACAGGTAGGTCACCCCCGACAGGATGCAGGCGGTCTTGATGAACAGCGCCCATGGCTCCTCGAGCAGGATCGGGGGGAGCTGGCGGGCGAGGCGCAGCAGCAGCGACCGCATTTAGAGCACCGCGATCCTGTAGCAGGATAGCCAGGCGGTGAAGTTCACCGCGGCGGCGCTGGCGTGGAAGGCCTGCACGTTGAACGTGTCGCCGGCCAGCAGCGGGATGATGATCCCGAAGCTGCCACGGTCGCGGGTCTCGTCCAGCGGAGTGAGGAAGTCGGCCGGCATGCCGGTGATGGAGCTGGTCGGGTCGATGATGATCGCACCGCCAGTACCGGTAATGCCCGCACAGTTCAGGTACGCGGTGATCGCGTACAGGCCACCCAGCCCCGCTGGGATGGTGATCGTCGAGGAGGTCACGGCGATGAACCCGTTGGTGTCCACGTCCTCGGTGTCCCACGAGATCGCGGTCGCCACCCCGTTGGTGATCGACTGGTTGGCGACCCTGCGGAGCTGGCAGCCAACGTCCCCGGGGACGTCGCTGGCCCGGACGTAGTCACCTGCGGATGGCACGGTTCACCTCACATAGACGCGGGGATGGTCCAGCGTGACCGCCTCGCCGCTGGCGTGGGCCTTGACGACCCCGTTGACCGACCGGGTCACGGTGAACGTTTGCGCCGAGCCCGCGCCTGAGATGGCGGTCACGGTCATGACCTCACCGCCCACCCGGATGTCGAAGTCCCCATCCGCGTGGGACCAGACCCGGCCTGTCGGGGTGAGCACGTCCACGCCGGTCTCGGTCGTATCCAGGACCTCGTTCAGGGTGGTCCCGTTGCTGGAGTAGCGGGACGCGCCGTCGTCGTAGATGGCCGCCTGGCCCCATGGCGTCTCCGGGGAGCAGTTCACCTCGATCCGGTGGGTGAAGTTGCCCATCGTTTCGGCCATGCCCTGGGCGAGCTGGGTGATGTCGTCGGGTGGCAGCCAGGAGGGCGGGTTGTCGACGGTGAGCCGGTCGCCGACGTCGAGGTCTTGGGCGGCCAGCGCCAGGGCGCTGCTGGCCACGAACGGCGCCCGGGCGAGGTCCACCTGCAGGACCGGGTAGCGGGCCTCGTCGACGGTGCCCAGATGCAGTAGCCAGCCGGCCGCGTCGGCGAGCACGCTGTCGGCCGCCAGGTTGAGGGTGACCTGCTCGTCGTAGCGGCCGACCCCGCCTGGGGGCGGCAGGATCGACAGCGGCCCGGTGGAGGCCACGGCGCGGGCGGATGAGCCGCTGGAGGATCCGGCGGTCCGCTTGACGGTGATGTCGTTGCGGACCGCCTGGTCGTCGTCGACCGGTTCGATCCCGGACAGGTGTGCTGCGGCGTAGTCGAGCGCCAGCCGGGCGGTCTGGTCGTACAGGCTCTCGCGGGTGCGGTAGGCCAGCCCGAACAGGTCTCGCGGCTCGTACAGGATCCCCCCATCGGCATCAGCGGCGTCCTGGAGGAGGGTGACCAGTTCGGCGGGGAGCTGGGGTCCCATCGCCGCCGACGCATCTGGGTTGCCGACCGCCCGGAAGGTGACGCCCTCCTCGCCGCAGAGCCGCTCGATGCGTCTGCTCGCCGCCTCACCGTCATAGGCGAGCAGCTCGGGCCAGAGGTCGAACAGGCTGCGAACGGAGTCGTGGACGCTGATGTGGCCGATGGCGATGTCGTTGCCGAGATTGTCGCCGGCGACCCGTACGGCGTGGCAGCGGGAGATGTTGTTGGCGTTCAGCGTCCCGCTGGACAGGCCTCCGACGCTTGCCCCGACTTCCAGGGTGGCGTAGTTCCAGTCGATGTTGGCGCCGTTCTGCTGCAGCTCGATGTCGACGCGGAGCAGCCTGTCGTTGACGTCGAACGCGGCCGTGTCGGTGAACAGCTGCGTCCCAGCAGCGTCGAACCCTGCGAAGGTCAGGTTCCCACCGGCGGAGGCGTAGGAGAGGATCCACGAGGCCACGGGTCCGGTCCCGGCGGTGTAGATCGTGATGATCCGCTTCCCGACGGTCGCCGCGCCGGTGGGGATGTGCATGAGGAACCAGACCTGGACCTTCCCGGTCCCGGTGTAGGAGGCCACGTTGCCGAGCCAGTGGCTGCCCTGCAGTGTCGGCAGTGGGTCCGAGCATTTGAACCCGTCGAAGCTGGCCAGTGTTGGCCTGGCGGCGTCCTGGAACCTCATCGGTGGGCCGCCGATCGCGGAGGCGATCTCGGTGGCGTCGGCGCCGTCCTCGCAGGGCCAGTACGCCCTGGGCGTGAACGTTGCTGATGTGTAGCCCCGGTACAGGGTGGACTTCAGCGCCGAGGCGCCCTGCCCCAGCCGCCGCAGGATCCCCGACGCCTCGATCGGGACGTACACGTCCCGCCCGGTGACGTCCCACCGTTGCGGCCACTCGCTGATCTCCCCGATGAACCGGACCGACGGGTCGACGATGGACGCGTCGGTCAGCAGCGTCCACAGGTTGCCCTGCGGGTCGGTGAACGTGGCGGCGCCGGCCTCGTAGGAGTCCAGGTCGACGCTGGCGCGGAGCGTGCCGGCGATCCCCTGGTACACCTGGAAGGCGTACACGCGGCCGACCAGGCCGATGCCGGAGTTCGACCGACCGATCTGGACGGGAGCGGTCGAGTCGAAGATCGACGTGGTGCCGGCGGTCACCACGGTCGCGCCGAGCTGGGTCCATGGGCCGCTGATGTCCGGGGCGGTGTAGAAGGTGACGGTGTTGCCGGCGGCGCCGTTGTCGACGTCCAGGGTGACCCGCAGGGCCAGCCGCCCGGAGGCAGGGACCGTGACCGCGGCGGTCGAAGCTTTGGTGATGGGGGTCGTCCCGTCGGCCGACCAGCTGAAGGTGAGCGTGTTGGTCACGGTCTTCGAGAGCGTCCACGACCACTGGCCGGGGGCTCCGAACTTGTTGCACAGTCCTGTGCGCGCCGTCCAGGTGTCCACGATCACGTCGATGCGGATGTCGATGTCGCCGGTGATCGAGAGGTTCGCGGAGTCGGGTGTCTGCGCGCCGTCCAGCTCGACCGGGCTGAGCAGGTAGCCGGCCGGTGCCGGCGACAGGCGCACCCGGCACGGGGTGTTCCGGCCGATCAGCCCGTAGTAGGCACCCACGGGGTTGCGGGGCGACAGGTTCCCGTTGCGGTTGTTGGCGGTGAACTTGGCTGTGGACCGGTCGACCTTGGTCGCTTCGCTGGTCCGCCCGCGTGTCACGGTGAGGCTGTCGCGGCGGTAGACCAGGCTGGTCACGTTCGTCCACGTGCCGTTGATGAGGAGCTCGACGGTCATGCCCAGCGGGGTGGCGGGGAAGGTCATGTGCCGAGCACCACCTGGACGTCGCCGCCACGCGAGCGGATGGACTTGCGGAGCACCTCGACCAGCAGGTCGTCAAGGCGGGATCCGCCGGAGTGGATCTCCAGGACCACCGTGCCACCGCCACCGCCGGCGGCGACCATGCCGGCGTGGCCGACGCCCGTGGCGCCCGCGGCATGGTCGACGCCCATGGCACCGCGGGCGCCGAACACCGCCCGGCCTCGTCGGATCTGCTCGGACTCGTCGGGGGGCACGACGATCTCGCCCTTGTGAACCATCGCCGGGCCGGTCTGTGGGACGAACATCGTGCCGTGCTGGTAGCGGCCGCCATACAGGATGGTGGAGACCTGCACGCCCGGCATGCTGTTCATCTGCGCCTTGATGTGCTGGATGACGGCTGACGCTCGGTCTCTGGCCTGGATCTCGATGACGCGGCCGTGGAGGCTGTCGATTTTGCCTTGCGCCGAGCGGATGTCGCCCTTGATCTTGTCGAGCTGCTGCTGGGTGCCGACCTTCATCTCCCGGAAGGCGGCGACCACCCCGTCAGCCGCGTGGCCGCTCCCGCCGCTCATCCGGTCGATCACGTTGATCGCAAGGCCGACAGCGATGCCAAGATTCTCGATTGCGAACTGTGCGTGGAGGGTCTTCTCCTCGAACTCAAGCCAGTGCTTGACCATCCCCAGCACAGCGATGAGGAGGTTGTCGAACGAGACCTCGACGTGCTCGGTCGCGTTGCGCAGGCCGTCCAGTGTGGTTTTCGCCTGGCCGCCGGCTGGGGTGAACTGGCCGACGATGATGTCGGCCAGCGCCTTGATCGCGTCCTTGTTGTGGTCCCACTCCTTCTTCAGCCGGCCGAGCGCGGGCAGGCCCTTGTTCAGCGCCCAGTTGCTGATCGCCTGGACCTTGGGGAGCACGAACTTCCCGATGGCGTCCTCGACCTGGCGCAGCACCACCACGACCCCATCCCAGGGTTTCGCGCTGGCCTTGGCCGCTCCCGCGAATTCGGATTTCAGCTCTCCGAGGATGATCTTTTGGGCTTCCATGGTGTGGCCGGATTTCACCAGCGTTTCGATCTGCTTTTTCTGCCCCTCGGTGAAGGTCACCCCGACCCGGGACAGCGCGCCCACCCCCGCGATCGGGTCGTTGAGTGCCTTGCCGAGCTGGATCGCGCTCTGCGACATGGTCTCGTTGGTGACCGACCCCTGATTCATCTTGGCGGTCATGTCGGTCAGGATCGAGCCGGCCTGATTGAAGATGTCGTTGCCTTTGCCGACCTCATTGCGGATGTCCTTGAAGGTGAGCAGCATGTTCAGGCCGGACTGGACCGCGTCGCCGTCCTTGGTGGTCTTCCGCTCGATCGCATCAGCCAGATCCGACACCTGGGCGGTGGTGACCTTCGCGGCCCCGCCGGTCGACTTGATCGTGTTGGCGGTGTCGCGGACGATCGCCTCATGGTCGGCCCAGCCCTTCGTGGCCTTGACCACCTCCGCGGTCACCGCGGCGAAGCCGACCACGCCGGCGGCGGTCACCGTCGACACCGCGGACCGGAAGAACCCGCCGAAGGCTTTGAAGCCGATCGAGGATTTCAGGACCGACCGGTGCAGCCCCTCAACATCGCCCTTGGTCTTCTTGAAATTCCCGGCTTGCTCCTTGGACTTGACGACGATCAGGACCTCGTTATTGCTGCCGGCCCCCATGCTTGCTCACCCCCTTCCCATCGCCTCGATCCTCTGGAGCCGGAGCAGCTCCGCGTCCTCGTCCAGGAGCTGGCTTGGCAGGCACCCGAACCGCTCACACGTGTTGAGCAGCCAGGTCGCGTAGCTCAGCTCGGCGGGTTCGGTGACAACGGTTCCATCGGGATCGACACCTCCAGGGACCGCTCGCCATTGGACGATCCTGGAGGTAAAAAATCGGGGACCTGTGACAGCGCCGCGATCCACGCCCGCAGGATCTGCATGGTGAAGTCGATGTCCTGGCTTTTCAGCCCCTCGAACGTCGCCGGGACCGGGACGCCCTCGGGCTCCTCCAGGTTCCAGTCGACCAGCGCGCCGGCGAACCTGGAGAACAGCTCGTCGAGGTGCTCCGCGTCCTCCGGAGTGACGCTGCTGGTGTCGAGGTCCATCAGCTTGACCATCTCCAGGAACGCGCCCAGCGGGACCGACTTGGCCCGGACGACGAGGCCGGCCATCTCCTCGTCGTCGAACCGGAGTCGGTAGAGCTTGCGCTGCCGGACGTATCCCACAGTCCCGCCTCTCAGGCCCAGGTTGGGACGGTGCCGTCGGCGAGCACGCCGGGGACCTTCCAGGTCAGCTCGCCCTTCTCACCGCGGGTCAGCGCGTAGTCGGTGTAGAGCACCTCGTTGGTCAGGGTGTCCCCGCTCACCACCAGCGTGGTGGTCCTGGCCACGCTGGTGGACGGCACGGTCTTGAACACGTCGTGGGAGAAGTCGGTCGCGTCGTTGAAGACCCCGTTGAGGGTGATCGAGAAGTCGGCCAGGAGCAGCAGCCGCTCCATCGCGCTCTTGTCGACGCCGGTGACCTCCTGTACGTCGCGGGGGGTTGCGAAGTCGAAGCTGGTCACGTCGTTCTTGATCGCCTTGACGACCCCGGCGGAGTTGTCGACGGAGAGTGTGGTCCAGCCGAGCCCGGTTTCCTTCGCCAATTCGGTCAGCCCCTTTCCTGCCGGGCCCTCACCCGGTCGAGGTTCTCCTGCATGTCCTCCACCCAGTCCCCCGGCCGCTGGTGGACCCTGGTGGTGCCGTAGCCGCGCCAGTCACCCATGCGGACCAGGAACAGCGGGTCACGCTCCAGCGGGACCTGGTGGACGGCGAAGCATCGCTGCCCCGGCTCGAAGGTGAACTCGGTGTGGGTGGCGGTGCGGGTCTCGGCGAACCGGCGGCCGGCATGCTGGCGGATGTAAGCGGCCTGCCGCTGGCCGAGGTCGCTGGTCTCGTCGACGGCGGTCATCCAGCCATGCTGGTACGCCTGGCAGCCCGCCTCCTCGCAGGTCGCCTCCCGCCAGTGCGTGGGAAGCGGCGCGCTGACGGTGTAGGTCTTGACCGCGCCGACGGGGAGCGCCGGGTCGACCCGGAACGGCTCGCGCATCTTTAGAACACCACCGCGGTGTCGTTGCGGGCGACCAGCACCGCGAAGACCAGGTTGCTGAAGGTCCCGGTGGTGACGACCCGCAGCCACCGTTCCACCGTGAGGTTCCCCGCGGTCGCGATCCGCTCGCTGACCGGGGCCGTGTTCACGAGTGAGAACGCGCCGCCGACCACGTCCGCGTAGGGGTCGCCGACGGCGTTGTCGGAGGACTCCTGCAGCTTGATCGTCACGCTGGTGCCGGTGAACGCGAAGACGTGCAGGTAGGCCTGCAGGCCGAAGGCGGACGAAGCTCCGGCGTCTACGCCGGTGCCGTTGGCCGCGCCGCCGTCGGTGCGTTTCCCGGCGGTGAGCATCCGACCCCACTCGACCCCGAACCCGTTGGCGAGCGCCTGGACCTTGAAGGTGAGTGACCCGTTCTCGTTGCGGGCGCCGTCGTAGCCGATCTGCTTGCCGACCATACTCGCCGCGGCGTTGCCCAGCGTGGTGCCCCGCAGGTACGACACGATCTGGTCTGCGGTCGGCAGGGCCGCCAGGGTCGGGTGTGCCTGGCCGACGGCGTCGTTGAAGAACGCGGTGTACTCAAGCGACCCGTCCCGGACCCCGCCGAGCCGCTCGTAGGCGCTCTTGTCGATCCCGGTGACCTCCAGCGCCGCCGGGCCGCCGCTGATCCCACCGATCGAGCCGATGTCGCCGGACAGGTCCCTGCCGGCGACATAGAGGTTGTCGCCGAGGCCCGATTGCTTAGCCACGTGGCACCTCCTCCAGCGGGCCGGACAGCCCGCGCCGCCTGTGGGTGGCCAGGCCGCTCGCATCGGCGCCAGGGTCGACGGCCAAGGCACGGTGGACCTGGGTGGCGTGCTCGACCCACTGGACCGGGATATCGGTGAGGAACTCGGCGTGAACAGCGACGCCGCGGCGGGACGCGCTGAGCGCCGGACGCATGTTCTCGGCGGCCCCGAGAGACTCGAACCACCGCACGACGGTCCCATCCATGATGGTGGAGGTGACGGTGATGACGGGCTGGTCAGTCTGCTTGGCCATCAGATGATCCCCGCCCAGGTGGCGAAGGTGTAGAAGGCGGCATCAGTCATCGTGATCTGCGCGGGCAGGTCGGTGAGCCCACTCCCGTTGGTCATGTAGCGGCCCCGGCCAGTGGCCAGCCCGACGTTCACCAGGGTCGAGTTGAGCCCGCGCACGAAGAGCGGCTTGGTCGTGCCGTTGGCGACAAAAACGACGTAGTACGGCTGGCCGGCTTGGACCGGGACCGGCGCGTCAAGGGCCATCACCTTGCTTCCAGTTGAAGCCCAGTTCGTTGACTGGTCGGCGGTCTTGGCCAGCAGCAGGCCGCTGGCCGATCGCAGACCCGCCCAATTCTGGTTGGCGGTAAGCGTCACGCCGGCAGAGGCAACGTGGAGAAGGACGCTACGTACCGCCTCACTCCTCTGGGGGATGACACGGATCAGGTGCTCGACCCCATCGGTTGGGGTTGTCGTGTTGGCCGAGGGGACGGCTGGGTCGAAGGTCCAGCCGAGCAGGCCGTGCTGGTGCGGCGCACTGCTCACGTGCTCGTCCAAGTACAGGTTCGTCAGCGCCCATATCGCTTCGCGGAGATCGAGCGGGATTTTCGGGTCGCCCCGGCCAGCCAGGTCGCTCATGGTGCTTGCCCCCAGAGGTCGTTGATGATGAGCGGCAACGTGATCACCATCACGCGGTACAGCTTTTTGTCCTGCTCGAGGTAGCCGGCGTCGGCGCTCAGCGGATCGCCGTGCTCGCCGAGCAGGTCGACGTTGCGGATCAGCCCACCGAGATCGAAATCGCCGCTATACGCAGCCATCAGCGCGTCGACGGCGTCCAGGAGTCGCGTGTCGATGTCGTCCTGGGGGTCGGCGAGCATGTTGGTGTACGCGCGCACCGACAGCTCCAGCCGCACGGTGGTGCTGGCCAGCCCTGACGCGCCGGCGACGGGGCGGAGGTTCTGCACCCACACGGCGATGCTGAGGCCGTTGCCGGGCGCGCTCTTGGGCTCGTGGGTGAGAGTCCGCTCGAACCGGCCGGATGCCTTGGCGTGAGAGATGACCGCGGCCAGGATGGCTTTGGTGTCCAGGCTCACGACCTACCACCGCCCCGCAGCTCGTCGAGGGCCTGCTGGAAGCGCGCCTCGACGAGCGGGCCGACGTTCTTGCGGAGCCAGTTGCGGGTGAGCCGGAAGATCCGGTAGCCCCTGAACCGGGTCGAGGTGTTCCGCTCGCTGGTGCCCTCCAGCCACGGCCCATACAGCACCTGTGGGTAGTCGGCCATGATCGTGCGGCCCTGCTTGAAGTCCTGCACCCGGACCGCGCCAGCAAACGAGCCAGTCGGATGCTTGGCGCGAGCGCCGACCCGCTCCCGGACCCGCTGCACGCCGGCGTCGCCGAGGAGCTGCTTGGCGTCCCGGTAGAACGCGCGCATGATTGGCCCGTCACGGTCGTTGAGGAGCGCCCCGCGGATGTCGACGTCGGCCTCCAGCTTGATCTGCGTCGCCACTACACGGCCCTCACACGGGCCTTGCGGCCGTAGGCGGTGACGGTGTCGCGGCGCAGGTCGAACAGGCTCCGGCCGGTCCCCTCCCGCGCGTTCTCGCCCTCACCGATCACGCGGGCGTACCCGGAGGTTTCCTGCTGGAGCTGGTTGATCGCCTCGGCGACGTTCAGGTCCCGGACCAGCGCCGGCACCAGATGTTTGGTGACCGGTGTGGTGTCCGCGTGGGAGGCCGCGGTGGTGCCGAGCGCGCCCCGCTCCACCTGGAGGGTCCGCGGCGCGTAGATGTCCGCGCCGGCCGAGTGGGCGGCCAGCGCCATACCATCCCAGGCCCGCTTCACCACCAGGGTGGTCCCGGCCACGTCGACGACCAGCATCCGCTCAGCGTCGACCAGGATGATCTCGCCGACCTTGATGGTCCCGGCGGTGATGCCCGTGATCGCCACGTCCGAGCTGGAGGCCGTCAGCGCCGAGGTGTTCTGTGTCGTGTCCAGCATGGAGCGGCCGACGACGATCATCCGCTCCGACTCGACCTTGATGATCGTGCCCACCCCGACCAGGGAGGAGTCGGTCACGTCCACGCCCGTCTCCGAGTTGTCCAGCGCCTCGGCGAGCGCGCCCGCGGGCGCCTCGGCGGCCGAATGGCCGAACAGCCCGGTCATCGCGATGGCGCGCTGGTGGGTCGCACCAGCCTGGAACGCGGAGCCGGACGCCAGGTTGATCTCGACGTGGGTGAACGGCGGCCCAGAGTTGACCGGCTCCAGGAAGTAGTCCGAGCTCGGGATGGTGACCCCGCCGGCGACCAGCGTGGTGACGCTGATGACCTCGTCGGCGTCCAGCCACAGCCGCCACGGCCGGGACCGCTGAGGAGACGGCCAGTCGAAGTAGCGGGTCGCGAGCTCAGGGTAGAAGCGGCGGTGGGTCAGCCCCTCGACCGCCTGGGCGCCGGACTCGATGGCCCGGTCGACCTGGGCGTCGTTGCGGGCCGTCTCCGCCGCGTCCAGCGCGCGCTTCACATCCTCGCGCGTGCAGTACCACACCGCTGCCATGCTGTCCTTCCCGCTGCCTTGCTTTCTGGCCTAGGGCTGCTGTGCCTGGAGAAGCGCGCAGCTCGCCCCGGTCAGGACCCGTATTCAGTTGGTCTGGCTACCGTCCGTCTCGGGGCCACTGGTAGCCGTCCCCGAACGGGCAGAAGAGGACCCCGCCCGGCCCGTCGCGGAGCGGCTCCCCGCAGTTCGGGCAGGCCTGCGGGGGCTCGGCGAGCTCGGCTCGCCGCTCGTCGGCGGCTTCCCGGTAGATGCTGAGGAGCTGCTCCCAGCCGATGGCCGCTCACCCTCCTCCTGCTCCGTGGTCGCCTCCGAGGCGGCGGCTGGGGGGCCTTCCGTCTCGGAGGCGTTGCTCGGCCCGCCATGCACGGTGATCTTCGGCACGCCGTCCTCCTTCTCGATGTCGGTCGAGGTGCACTGCGGGCAGAACGGCAGTCCCACCGCGAACCGGGTGCCGCACCGCCCGCACGTCCAGAGCATCCCGTCCTCCTCTGCCGCCCCAGGCGGCAGGCCCGTTAGGCGTTTGGCTGTGCCAGGTTCTCCGGAGCCCGCTGCACGTTGAGGTTGAACAGGATCGCCAGGATCCCGCCCGGTCGGGTGCCACCCGCGCCAGGGTCGGCCATGTCCACCGACACCCACTCGAAACCGTCGGTGAGTTGGCTGGACAGCACCTCGGCCACAACGATCATCTGGAGTGCGGCGAAGGTCGCGCCGGTCAGCGAGATCTCCGACGCGGCGGACTGGGTGACCTTCGTCCACGTCTCGTCGCCGTCGAGGGTGGCCTCGCTCTTGTGGTACCAGGTGGTGACCACGTCCAGGTCCAGGCTGGTGCCACCAGTCGCGGCGCTGTGCTGCTGGAGATCCGGGACGAAGGTGTCGGTGCCGGCGGAGACCGCGCCCATGTAGAGCACGAACGCGACGCCGTCGTAGTTCTTCAGGTGGATGCGGTGGCCGGTTTGAGCACCCGCAGCGAGGTCCGCTACCGGGACGACCACCGAAGCGATGTCGAAGGCCCTCCCGAGTCCCTTGACTCCCATCTGGCTTCCCTTCTCCTCCCGGGGGTTTCAATGCCTGGGAGGTGACAACCGGGGACGGGGGGTTGATTGCCCACCCCGGTCGGGCGAGTGGTGCAGGACTAGGCGGACAGCAGCGTGACGTAGGCGGACAGGGTCGCGGATGCGTTCTTGGGGGTGATCGCCGAGTTCAGCCAGGGACGACCATCCACCCTCTCGATGATCCGGTAGGCGGTCTGGTCGTTCTGGAACTTGAAGTGCGGGCTGGACATGGCGCTCATGACCTGCCGGTCGCCGATCAGGTAGAAGCCAAAGTCCACGAAGCTCAGCGCACCAGTCACACCGAGCTTGGGGACCTTCTCGGTGAAGTAGACCGGCCGGCCGAAGATCGTCATCGGCGGCGAGTCGATCACCTGGCCATTGCTCAGCCACACCGCGTTGGGAGCGGCGCCTCCGGGAACGACCATCGCGGCGAGCTGCGGGAAGGTGTCCAGCGAAGCGATCCACACTGCCCGGCCCAGCGAGGCAGGCAGCATGCGGGAATACATCGCTACGATGTCCTCGAACTTGATCAGGTTCGCGCTGTTCTCGGTGACGGTGATGACCCCGGAACCGTTGCGGAACCCGAGCGGCATCCCGACACCAGAGCCGTTGATGAACGCGTCGTCCTCGTAGAAGCCGAGCGCCTCGGGGAAGATCTCGTCGATGAACGCCTGGAAGCTCGAGATCGAGTCCGAGATCAGCTCGTTGGGGACCTCGGTGTAGGCGGTCAGCTTCTTGGCGTCCAGCACGATCCGGCCGAAGCTGGCCTGCGAGGCGGTGAGCGCGGCGCCTTCCTCGGTCCAGTAGCCGACGATCCCGCCGAACACGCTGGAGGCGTGGCTGGTGTCGTCGATGGCCGGGAACGGCACCCGCAGCGTCTCCATCGGGATGATCCGCGCGCGGGGCCGCACGATCGAGGTCTCCAGCGAGACGCGCAGCAGTTCGCTGCGGAGCTGCTCGGGGACCAGGAACCCGCCCTCGGAGGGGACGGTCGTGGAGAAGGCGTTGCGGACCCGGCTGAGCTTGGCCTGCGCGCTCGCGTCGCGGCTGCGGTTGTGCCAGATCAGCGAGAAGTATTCGGCCGAACCCTTGAACTCCTTGTCGATCGCCGCGCCCATCGCCCGGGGGTTGAACAGCCCGCCGCGGGCGTCGGCGCGGCGGACCACGTCGGTCGGGTTGACGTTCAGGTTGACGGGGACGATGCCGTCGTCGCGGTTCTCCCGCAGCCAGTCAGCCAGGACCCGCTGGGTCTCCTCACGGACCTGGGTGGCGATCTCCTGGTCGCGGTCGTGGACGGCCTTGGCGTAGTTGCGCACGAAGTTGGCGAAGCCGTCCTTCTGCTGGAAGAGCGCGCGCATCTTCTTGGGGTCGCGCATGAATTCCTCGAGCTCGGCCGGCGTGCTCGGGATGGTGAGCTCATCGACCTCGGGCACGGTGGTGGTCACGGCCGGACTCCTTCCTGGATGGCACCGATCATCTCGTCGATGCTGATGCTGGTCGCCGGCGGGTCCGGCCGGGGCGGAAGCTGGGGTGGGGCGGGCGCGTCCTCGTACACGCCACCGATCGCCGAACTGACGGCCTGCGGGTCGTAGCCGCCCATCGGGTCGAACACGTCCTCGAGCGGATCGGCAAGGCTGGTGAACGCCTCGTCGGGCAACTCGGCGAACGGGTCGTCCAGGGCGGGTGCCGGCTGGGGGGCGGTGGGCGCCGAGCCCGGGGTGGCCGGGGGCGGCTGGACCGCGGCGACCGCCGCCCCCGGCGCCGATGCCGGATGCGCGTGGGGCCGCAGCGGCGGTGCCGGGGCGTGCTGCCGGCCGGCGTAGCGGTAGATCGACAGGTCCCAGGAGTCCTTGGGCGCCTGGCCCTGACCGCCCTCGCCGCCGTCGCCCTCGTCGCCCTGGTCGCCGGTGGCGCGGCGGGCGACCTCGTCGGCCAGGCCAGCCTGGACCGCCTCGTCGGCGTTGTACCAGGACTCCTCCAGCATCGCCTGCCGCCAGAACTCCACCGGCCCGCCGGCGCGCTCCGCGTACACGCCGGCGATGGTGTTGCTGATCTTGTCGAGCCGGTTGGCCATGTCCCGCATGTCGGCCGCGTTCCCGATCGCCAGGCCCCACGCGTCGTGGATCATCATCATGGCGGTGCGGCCCATCACGATCCGCTGGCCGGCCATCGCGATGATGGAGGCGGCTGAGGCGGCCAGCGCGTCGACGCGGCTGGTGACCTGTGCGGGATGGTCCAGCAGCGCCTGATAGATCGCGAACCCGTCGAACACGTCGCCGCCCGGCGAGTTGAGGTGCAGGTTGATCTGGTCGGCGGTGATCTCGCGGAGGTCGTCGACGAACTGCTGGGCGGTCGTGCCCCAGTAGCCGATCTCGTCGTAGATGTAGACGTCGGCGGGCTGGTCGCCATCGCCGGCCTTGTTGGCGATCCGGTACCAGTCGGTTCGCCCCTGCCGGAGTTTGGCCACCGGCCGCGCGGTCTTCAGCTTCATGCAACCCCCTCCTGGCTGGCAGCAGAATACTCTGTACTAGAACAAAGCGTGTTACGTGCTGGAGGAAACTGCGCGGGTAGGAGGTCGGATGCTCCGGTCGGCCGATCAGCTGCTCGCCCCAGCCGTCGAGCAAACGCTCGCGGCGCTTCAACCCGACACGGTCGACGCGGCCGCCGTCCGCCTGGCGCAGCGATACGCCCGCGACATCGACGAGGCGAGCCTGATCACCGCGTCGCTCGAGCCGGTCCTCCGCGAGCTCATGGCGCTTGACCCGAAGCTCCATGATCGGCTGTTGCCGCTCGCGGTCCGGATCGAACGGACAGCGGTGCTGGCGTCCCTCGGCCCGAAGCTCCTCGCCGCGCTCGAGCAGCTCGGCGCGACCCCGGCCGCTCGCGCGCGGGTCAAGACGGGGGGTGGCGATGCCGGCCCGAACCGCCTCAAGGCGCTCCGCGAGACTCGTCGGTAAGCAGACGCCACGGCTGTTCACCCCGCCGCTGCGGCCGCTGAACCGGCGCACCAGCCGCGGCTACGAGGTCGCCGAGTTCGCCGAGCTGATCGGCGAGCCGTTCCTGCCATGGCAGCGCTGGCTCGTTATCCACGCGATGGAACTGCTCCCCGACGGCACCTACCGCTTCCGCGTCATCCTGGTCCTGGTCGGCCGCCAGAACGGCAAGTCGAGCGGGAAACGGACCATCAGCCTGTGGCGGCTGTACCTCGACGGCGCCCGCACCATCCTCGGGCTCGCCCAGGATGTTGCGCTGGCCCGCGAGCAGTGGACGCTCTGCCAGGACGCCATCCACGACCACCCCGACCTGGAAGCCGAGTGGGGCGGCGTCCGCAACGTCAACGGCGACGAGAAATTCTGGCTCCGCTCGGGTGGCCGCTACCTGATCCGGGCGATGAACCGCAAGGCCGGCCGTGGCTACTCGATCGACGAAGCCAACATCGACGAGCTCCGCGAGCAGCACGACTGGAAAGCGTGGAGCGCCGTCTCCAAGACCCTCATGGCCCGCGACAACGCGCAGCTGTGGGCCATGAGCAACGCCGGCGACGACGAGAGCGTGGTCCTCAACCAGCTCCGCGACGCCGCCCTAGCCGGCCGCGACCCGAGCATCGGCATCTTCGAGTGGTCCGCCCCCGAAGGCTGCGAGCTCGACGACCCGCGAGCGTGGGCGCAGGCCAACCCGGGCCTGGGCCACGTCATCAGCGAACAGGCCATCCGGTCCGCGCTTGGCACCGACCCGCCCGAGGTGTTCCGAACCGAGGTGCTCTGCCAGAAGGTCGACCACCTCGACTCGGCGATCGACCTTGGCGCGTGGAAGGCGTGCACCGACCCGCAAGGCTCACTCCGCGCCCAGAAGGACCGGGTGGCCGCATGCGTCGACGTCGCCCCCGACAGCGCCCACGCCACCCTGGCCGCGGCCGCGCTCACCGACGACGGACGCGTCCGCGTCCAGATCATCGCCGCATGGCGCAGCACCGACGACGCGCGCTTCCAGCTCGCCGGCGTCCTCGACCAGCTCCAGCCCGTCCAGCTTGCCTGGTACCCCAGCGGACCGGCCGCCGCGCTCGCGCCGATCCTCCGCGCCCGCCCCGGCAGCCTCGAGCTGACCGGCTCCAAGGTCGGCGAGGCATGCCAGGGCCTGGCCGACCTGGCCCTCACCCGCAGGGTCGTCCACCCCGGCGACGCACTCCTGGACGCCCACATCGCCGGCGCGAGCAAACTCCACGTCGGCGACGGGTGGCGGTTCGTCCGCCGCGGCGCCGGCCACGTCGACGCCGCCTACGCCGCCGCCGGCGCCTGCTACACCGCCCAGACCATACCCGCGCCGAGCAGGGTCGGCCTGCGCATCCTGCGATACTGACCCGAAGGGGGATGCCGATGAGCACCATGGAGATCCTGAGCACCGGCTACCGCGCGGCCCGGCAGGCGGCCAAGCAGCGCCGCGCGACCCGCCGCGAGCGCGCCCACGGCCGCCGGCTGCACGCGGCGGTGGCCGAACACGGCCTGGCCATCGCCGGCCTCGCATGCTTCACCACCGCGGCCGCCATGGTCGCAATTCCGCTCGGCCTGGTCGTCGCCGGCGCCGCCATGTTCATCCTCGAGCTGCGAGCCGGCGAATGAGATCGACCCTGAAGCTGCTGCGCAACCAGGCACCCGTCCCCATGGCCGCCCACTCCACGCTCCGGCTGCCCCTGTTCCACCCCAACACCGCCGAAACGCAGCTCCGCGCCTACGGATCGGTCGGCACCCTGTTCGCCATCGTCCACCGGCTCAGCGAGTCCACCAGCCAGGTCGACTGGCGCCTGTACCGCAAGACCACCGACGGGCGCCGCCGCTACGAAGCCGAGGAGACCCGCACCGAGGTCACCCGCCACGCCGCCCTCGACCTGTGGAACCAGCCCAACCCGTGGGAGACCCGCCAGTCGTTCGTCGAGGGCACCCAGCAGCACCTGGACCTCGTCGGCGAGGGCTGGTGGATCGTCGCCCGCAACCCGCTGGTCGACCTGCCGCTCGAGCTGTGGTGCGTGCGCCCAGACCGGATGGCCCCGGTCCCCCACCCGACCCGGTTCCTGACCGGCTACGTCTACACCGGCCCCGACGGCGAGCAGGTCCCCCTCCAGCTCAACGAAGTCATCCACATCAAACTCCCCAACCCGCTGGACCCCTACCGCGGTCTCGGGCCCGTCCAGGCGATCCTCACCGACCTCGACGCCGCCCGCTACTCGGCCGAATGGAACCGCAACTTCTTCCTCAACTCCGCCGAGCCCGGCGGCATCATCGAGGTACCGGAGAAGCTCAGCGACGACGAGTTCAAAGAGATGACGGCGCGGTGGCGCGAGCAGCACCAGGGCGTGGCTGCAGCCCACCGGGTCGCCGTCCTCGAGAAGGCCACCTGGAAAGACCGCAGCATCAGCCAGCGGGACATGCAATTCGTCGAGCTCCGCAAGGTCGCCCGCGAAGTCATCCGCGAGGCATTCGGCATCCACGGCCACATGCTCGGCCTCTCCGAAGACGTCAACAAAGCCAACGCGGAGGCCGGCGCCACCAGCTTCGGCAAGTGGCTGATCCGGCCACGCCTCGGCCGGATCAAAGGCGCGGTCAACACCCGGCTGCTACCCATGTTCGGGCAGACCACCCAGGGTCTCGAGCTGGACCACGACGACCCCGAACCACCCGACCGCGAATCCGACGACCGCGAGCGCATCAGCAAGGCCACCGCGTTCAAGACCCTCGTCGACGCCGGCGTCGACCCCAAGGACGCCGCCATGCTCTGCGGATGGCCCTCGGTGCGGATGGCGGAGGCGGGCGATACGCCAGTCACCGCGCGGGCGCTGACGGAGATGATCCAGAAGATCTACCTCGGCGTCGACACGGTGGTCACCTGGGACGAGGCCAGAGAGATCCTGAACCGGGCCGGTGCCGCCCTTGCATCCCAGCCGCAGCCGGAAGGGCCCGGCGGGCCTCCGATAGGCCCCTGACCCGCGAAATGCCAGGGGATCACCGGTCCCCATTTCGCCACCCCACCCCGGCTATTTCACGGCCCGCCCAGGCTATTTCGCACCTTGTCGGGCCCGCCATTTCACGCCATCCCCTAGCTATTTCACCTGTCCTGTCGTCGGCTATGCCCGATTCGGGAGCGGAAACATGAACGCTCGAACCGGACATTCCGCCGACACCCCCTCTGACCTGCGGTTTTGCAGAAGGGATTAAACCGGACAGGGCTCTGACCTGCGATGATGCGGGGAGGGAAAAGACCCCTCCCGCGCCCTGTCCGCCCCCTCCATGCCGAGGTAACTTTCGCGGCGCTCCGGCTCGGCGATTATTTCCCGTCCCTCGCTGACTATTAACTACCATCGCCACGGTTATTTCGACAGGCTGGGTCACCGTTATTTCATCCCACGACCCACTGTTATTTCGTATCATCCATCTCCAATTCACCAGCCACCCCATGGCTTAGGGTCCGGGTCAGCTCGCCGTGGGTCGCCGACCTTGAGGTTGCAGTGTTCGCAGGCGGCGACGAGGTAGGCAGGGTTGTCACCGGTGATGGTCTTGCCGACGGTGTGGTGGGCGGTGGTGGCTTTGCGGGTGCAGCCGTCGAGCTGGAGCTGGCAGCGGCCGCCGTCTCGGGCGATGATCTCGGCTTTGAGTCTGCGCCATTGGCGCGTGCCGCCCTTCTTCCAGTCGCGGCTCATCAGCTGGCGCGGTCTGTCTCTGCGCGGGCCACCAGCTCCTGAAAGTCCGCGCCGATCATATGCGCATAGGCCTGCCTGGCCGCTTCGATCATCCGCTCGCCAGGGATTTCCATGCCGGCTGGCAGCTCGATCTCGACCGACGCGATGGTGGCGTAGTCGAGCTCGCCGCCGGGTGGGGTGCGGTCGTCGTAGACCTCGATGCGCAGCTTGCGCGTCATCGGGGCGCTCCCTGGGTGTAGCGGTCGCGGATGGTGGCCACCACGGTGACCTCCAGCTCGGCGTGCTGGTGCCCATCGACGGTGTAGCGGTGCAGCTCGACGTGCTCGCCGAGCAGGTACTCCAGGGTACACAGGCGGTGGCAGAGGGGGCAGCGCCACAGGCCCTGCTCATCGGCGACCAGGTGGACGGTCCGTTCGGGCAAACCGGGTGTGGGCTCGGCGGTGAGCGCGAACGCGGCCATCTGGGCGCCGATCTGGAGCATCCAGAAGCGGGCGGGGCGGGGGGGCGGGGCGATGCCCCAGTGGTCCCAGTCGCTGGGCTCGATCTCCATGAGCACGTGGAACCGGCGCTGCGTCCCGCGGGCATCGACGACGACCTCGAAGATCGCCTCCAGCGCGCGGATGTCGCCGGTCAGGTCGTTGTCTGGCGGGCCGACGATCAGGCGCCGCTGGTTGGGGGCGAGCTGGTAGTCGGCCGGGATCGGGACGGGGATCATCGGTTTGCTCCTGGGTTGCGGGTGGCCTGCCGCGTCTCCACGGGGGTGGTGGTACTACGTACCACCCCCGTGGGCGGCGGCCGGGGATACCGTGAGTACTGCCGTGAGTTCCTGTTGGGCCTGTGACCTGCGGCGATTGTTGTGGCCGTGTAGTCGCGTGAATGGTCGCTTGTCCGAGTTTTGGATGGCCGTGAGTTGCGTGAGATGTCGCGTGAGATACCGGTGTGCGGCTGATGGTGGTGTCGCTCATGACGCCTCGAGATCGACGATGGGGTGGTAGGTCGCTGGGTTGGCGGCACCGCCGGGGCGGCCGCGGGTGCCGGACTGGAGCTTGGCGAGGCCGCGGGTGACGAGGCTGTCGAGGCGTCGCCGTGCCTTCTCGACCTCCTTGGGCTCCGGTGAGCGGCCCTCAACGTCGAACAGGAGGCGGGCGGCGTCGGCGGCGGTGAGGCCTGGCTGGGTGCGGAGCAGGGTGAGCAGGTCGACGCTTTGCTGGATGCTGATTGACCCGGTCGGGGCGTCGTGGAGGAGCTTCATCGGCCCGACTTCTTCGGCTGGCTGCTTTAGATGGTTCAATTCGACGATCGGGTCGCCGGCTTCGCCCCACAATAGGAGTACGGAGCCGGCTCCGGCGGTCAGCCAGTTTGACCCGTAGACGTCGTCGAGCTTGCGTGGCCGTTTGTTGTCTGCTGCGGCCTTTCGCTGGTGGTGCAATTCCAGCAGGTCGATGCCTTCGGTGAGGGCGATTTGGCGTGCCTGGTTGTACCTGGCGCCCACTTCGTCCTTGACGAGGTCGAGTGCGGCGTCTTTGAGGGAGTCGATGACGACGGTGTCGGCGCCGGCGTTGCGGGCCAGGCTGAGTAGTGCGCGGGGTTCCTTGGCCAGGTCGACGGGGGGCGGGCCTCGCCAGATGGCCAGCCGCTCGTTCAGGGTGGCGCTGTCGTTTTCGGTGACCATGCGGCGCATGGAGCGGGCGATCTGGCCGGGCCGGTCGCAGGCCAGGTAGAGCACGCGGTTTGAGGTGCGGGCGACGGGCATGCCGAGCAGTTGGGCGGGGCCGATGCCGATCCTTGCGAGGACGAGGCGCTGGGCGAGGGTGGATTTGCCGACGCCCTGGGGGCCGGCGAGGACGAGGCTCTCGCCGGCGGCCCATGCGACCTCTTGGCCGTTGCCCCACACGGCGGGAAGGTCGACGGTCGGGTCGAAGATGAACATGGCGGCCTCCTGGAGGCGGCGGTCGCTGGTGAGAGCGTGGGGTCTGGCGGTGCCGAGCTGGGTGAGGAGCTCCAGGGCGATCTGGTGGGCCTTGTCGGGGTCCAGGCCCTGTTCGTGGCCGAGCTGGCTGATGCGGGTGCCAGCGTCGATGAGGCGCCGGGCGGCGGCGGCCTGGGCGATGAGCTCGGCGTAGTGGGTGTGCTGGGCGATGGTGGGGACGCTGGAGACGAGGGTGTGGATGAACGGGTGGCCGCCGACGCCTGCGAGGTTGCCGCTGGCGAGCAGGTGGGCGGCCACGGTGATCGGGTCGACGGGACGCCCGGCGGCTTCGAGCGAAGCGCAGGTGTTGAAGATGGTGCGGTGGGCGGGCCGGTAGAAGTCGGTGCTATCCAGCGTGATGAGGGCGTGCTGGAGGGCGCCGGGGTCGAGGAGCATGGCGCCCAGCACCGCCTCCTCGGCTTCGAGGTTGTGCGGTGGTGGTTGCTGGTGGTCATCGTGGGGCACTGACACCTCGGGGACCGGTCAGAGGGACAGGTGGGGGTTTCTGCTGGTGCTGGCGGAAGGTGGCGAGGACCTCGTGGGCGGTGACCTTGCGATGGTCGGAGCCGGCGTGTTCGAGGCGGGCGTGGGTGGGGCAGTGGGTCCAGCCCAAGTTGCAGTCCAGGCAGCGCCCGTCGGGCTCGAGGTGGTTGGCCCAGCGGTGGCAGTTGGGGCACTCATGGAGCGGATGCTCGCGGAGGGGCACCTGGCAGCGGGGACACTGCAGCAGGGCGCTCATGACAGCGACTCCGCAACGCGGCGGAAGATCCACGCCATGACGGGCGGGGTGACGGCCTGGCCGAGCTGGTAGACCTTCTCGCGGCCGTTGCCGTGCAGGATGTAGCCGGGGTCGAACCCCATGACCGAGCGGATCTCCTGCCAGGTCAGCATGCGGTAGCTGCATGCGTTGACGAGCTCGTCGAGGGCGGCCGCGTCGACCTGGCCGTGGAACGGCGGAGCTGGTGGCCGGTACGGAAGCAGGAAGTCGGGCGGGATGGTGACCAGCGCCTCGGAGCGGGTACCGGTTTGCGCGCGCATCGGCCACTCCACCGGGCGGACCCGGCACGTCGACCCGGGCCGGGTCCACGTGTTCCCACCGACTTGGACGACCATCCCGTCGGGGAGGCGGACCATCCCGCGGCATTCCTTGCCGGTCTGGGTGGGGAACGGGTCGTCGGTGCCGGTGGCGCGGTCGGCCCAGCCGCCCCCGGAGGGCACCAGCAGCCCGTCGCCCTGCACGCCGGTCTGGGTCGGCATGACTCGGTCGACGGAGCGGGCGAGGCCGTCGTAGGCGTCGATGAGGGGGAGCTGGATGACAGCGTTGCCTTTGTCGCCGGTCTGCGTCGGCGCCGGCTCCTCCTGGGCGGCGCGGCCGCGGCGCAGGTTCCCATTGGTCGGCAGCAGCAGTGCGTGATGGTCGACACCGGTGATCGCGCCGGTCGGCAACTTCCCGGCGGGGCGCACCCACCCGGGCGAGTAGTTCGACACGACGAGCCCGTCGGGGCGCTCCACGAGCAGATGGTGGGTGCCGCCCGCAGCGATGGTTGACGCGGGCTCCTCCGGGCTGCGCGGGACGGTGTTGCGCCGCTCGGTGACCAGCAGGTGGTGCAGCCCCGTCTGCATGGTAGTGATCGGGTCCTCGACCGTCTTGGGGGTCGAGTGGATCCGGTTGGTGATCATCAGCGGCGGCTGGAGCACCCCGGTTTCGTTCCGGCCGGTCTGGGTCCGCGCCGGGAGGCTGGCCAGCCGTGGAACCTTCACCTCGATCTCGCCCTGCCGGTGGGGCCGCTCGACAGGAACCATTTGCGGCGCCCACCCGTAGCGGATCAGTCCCTCCCGGATGCGCGCGATGGTGGCGGGCTTGAGGGGGGACTTCCGTTCCCCGATCACGGTGGTCGGCAGCGCCCAGTTGATCGCCGTGGCGGCGGGCGCGACGTAGGGGGACGCTTCGGCGCCGCAGGTCGGGCAGCGGTAGTCGTACTGGCGGCGATAGCACATCTTCCGGCGCCGGTGCGGGTCTTTGAGTCGCTGCACCGCGTCAACCTCCGTCTGGCAGTCCGGGCACCAGGCACGCGGCCGGAAGTCGAGATCGGGCTTGCGGTTGCCCTTCTTGGTGAGCACCAAGTACAGGCGGTCGCGGGACTGCGGCGGGTGGGGGCCGTCGTCCTGGCCGCCGAAGAACATGCTGTTGAACCAGCAGAACTGGACCCGGTAGCCGAGCTTGTCGACCTCGCGGAGCCAGGCGTCGAAGGGGATCCAGTCGACCAGCTCGCCGACGTTCTCGAGGATGACGGCCTCGTAGCGGTGGGCGCACATCCAGCGGGTGACCTGGTCCATCGTCGCGCGGCTGCGCTGCGCCGCCAGCCGCGCATCCCGCTCCTTGGCGGTCTCGAACAGCGGCTCTTCCTGGTCACGACGGCCCTTGCCGCGTGAGTAGGTGTGGGCCTTGCACTCTGGCGAGGTGACGAGGATGTCGACCCGGGGGAACTTCCGCGGGTCGAGCTTGCGGACGTCCTCGCATTCGTGATCGACGTCGGGGAAGTTCGCCTGGTGGCTGGCGATCGCGGTGGCGTTGTGGTTCATTGCCAGCCGCACGATCGCGCCGGTACGGCGGATGCCCTGGCTGGACCCGCCAGCGCCGCAGAACTGATCGTAGACCAGCAGGTCGAGGCTCATAGCAGCTGTCCTTGCTCGCACAGGTTCTCGACGAGCACCTTGATGTCTTCGCCGAAGCGGCCGTCGCGCATGTCCTGGCCGAGCTGCTGGCGGGCGTGGGTGAGGCCCTTGCCGTGGTAGCGGCCACCGCAGATGCAGTCGCAGTCAGGCTCGGTGGCCTCGTGGCAGCGGGCGTCGCAGCGGCGCTCCCCCTCCGAGTTGCCCACGCTCAGCAGGGTGACCATCAGCCGTCCTTGATGAGCGGGAGCTGCTGTGCGAGCTCGCCGAGCATCCGTGGCCCGCAGGTGGTGCAGCGTGGTGTTGGGAGTGGTTCGGTGAGGGTGTGGCGGATCGGTTCGCGCCAGTCGCGGCCGCATTCGGTGCGCTGGGCACCGACGCGCTCCAGGTGCCAGAGGGGGTGGGCGGGGCTGAGGCGGACCAGCCGCCACGCCGGCGCGGCGGTCACGCTCACAGGGCAGTCTCCGATGGCTCCGGCAGCCAGAAGGCGACGAACTCACCCCAGGTGTCGAAGTGCGCCACGGTCGGCAGCCAGGTAAAGACGTTCTCGCGCGGGCCGATCACCACGATCTGGCGGCCGGCGCCAAGCGCGATGCCGAACTCGACGTGGCGACCGCCGCGCCCCTTGTCGCTGCGGGGTGGCTCGGTGAAGGCGACGAGCAGGTCGGCGACGAGCACGTCCTGGTAGTCGTCGAGGGCGAACTTGGCGCGAAGCTGTGCCGCCTCGGCGCCATGGCCGTTTTCGACGAGGGCTTCTCCGTGCTCGCCGATCGGGACGCCTTGGTCGTCGAGTTGGTGATTGCCATCCAGCCAGCGTGAGGTGACCGTGACCCACTCGACGCGCCTCAGCAGCTCGGCGCGGTAGACGCACAGCTCGCGGCGGCGGCTGTAGCGGGCAGCGAAGTAGACCTTCATGCCTGCTCCCCCTTTCGGCGGCGGCGGGTGTAGCGCTCCGGGTGGAGCTCGCGGTCCAGGGCGACGAACACGGCGCTGCGACCGTCAGGGCCGAAGACCTGGTCGCCTGGGATGAGCTTGAGGACCATCACCGCGCACCACCCCGATGACTCTCCCCGGGTAGCCAGCCGCAGGGCAGGCGCCGGTCGTTGTCCTGGTAGCGGGGGCAGTCCTGCAGGTGCATCGAGGGGTCTTCGGGGTTGCCGCAGGTGCACGCGGGGCGGGGGACGAGGTGGCCCGCTTCGACCATGAGGCGGTGGTACTCGCGTCGGACCGCCTCGGTACCCCGGGCGCCGTGGGAGACGACGGCCTGCTGGTACAGCACGTTGGGGGGTGGCCGGTCGCTCATGCTGCCCCACCTCGTCGGCGTCGGCCGGACCGCTCCGGGTGGAGCTGGCGTTCGAGGAGGAACAGGCTCCAGACTGGGTGGCCGTCCGCATGCTGGTATGGCTCGACCTGGGCGGCGACTGGCTTCAGCTGTTCGAGGGGAACGCCGAGGAGCCGGGCGCACTTGTCGAGTGGCGCGGCAACCGGGCGGGCCGCCTCAACTCCTGGTGTCGACTTGGCGGCCATCACTCGTCGTCCAAGTCCCTGAATGCCTTGTCGTCCAGGTCCTCGTCGCCGGCGTCGGCGTCGGGGTCGGGGTCGGGGGTGCCGAGGGCGAGCTGGCTGGTGCCGACGCCGAGCAGGCGCCGCGCGCTCCACGACTCGACAGGTAGGGGTGGTTGGTCGAGACGGGCGGCCGCGCGGGCGGTCTCCTCATCGACATGCTCGATCGAGTAGACGGCGGCGGGGTTGTAGTCGATCGTGCGGGCCTGCTTGCCGTCCTGGGCGGGGATGTGCAGGCGGAGGAAGTCGGCGCCGGCGATCTTGACCTCGCTGACGTGGCCGGCGGCGGTCTGCCGGCCGAACAGGTCGAGCTTGGCCCACGCGTCGAGGGTCTGGGTGGTGTCAGCGGTTGGTGCGGTCACGTCGTTGCAGCTCCTTTGCGGGGACGGCCTTTTCGAGCCGGTCGTGTTCGGCCTGGGTGTGTTTCAGGCCCTTGGCGCACATGGGGCACACGGGCATCTGGCGGGTGCCGCCGGGGGCGAGGCAGTCGCGGACGGTGTGGGTCCAGCCGTCCCAGTTGCCTTTCATTTCGGGGAGGGCGCGCTGGCGGAGCTCGCCGAGGGCGCACGCTCGGGCGCCGGGGCGCTGTGGGTGGGCGTGGTCGCAGCGCCACACCTCACGGCCCTTCTGGCTGCCTTCGCGCAGGAGGCCTTGGTAGATGGTGTGGACCTCCAGGCCGTCGCGGGCAAGTGCTGTGGTGGTGGCCACTGCCAGGGTGGGAGCGGTCACGGCTGCCCCTCCCGCGGTGGACGCTCAAGCGCAGGCAGCATCGCCGGCATCGCGCCGCTGCGGTACACCTGCTCGAGCTGCGGCCCGAACCATTGGCCGACGGTCGAGTCGTCTGGCAGGACGATCTGGGCGAGGAACTCGCGTTCGAAGTCGACGATGCCGCTCTCGACCGCCTCGAGCTTCGCCTTGATCGCGTTGGCGAGGCTGCGCCAGCGGCGCCGCACCTCGGCGTCATATGCCTTCTGGCCGGACACCACGACGTTGTTGCGGGCCCGGTAGTCCTCGAAGTCGCCGCGGGCCGGTAGCGGCAGGACGAACCGCACGATGCGGTTGTGGGCGGCGAACTGGATCAGGACGCCATGCTGGTTCTCGCCATAGAGGAACGCCTCGGCGCCATAGCGCTTCAGGGTCCGCTCGATCTCGGCCTTGGACCGCTCCGGGCTGACCTCCGTGCCCTGGGCATAGGGAGCGGTCATGCGCGCTCACCGTCCTCCCGGAGCATCTCGGCGAACAGGCGCAACGGCAGCACCACGTATGCCTCCGCGGTGGGCTTGCGGCGCCGCTTGACGATCGCCGCGAACCAACGCGTGCCCGCGTGGTCGGCCTCCACGGAGGCCTCGGCCATGTAGCCGGCCAGGTCCATCGCCCGCTCGGCTTTCACCTCGAGCGCCCAGCCGGGGACGCCGGCGATGTCGCCGCGGTCCTTGGCGCCGTTGGAGTGGCGCCGTTCGGCGTAGGGGAAGCCGTTGGCGGCGAGGTAGTCGGCGACCTGCTGTTCGAAGCGGGCGCCGGCGCGCCGGCTCGCGCTCACCGTGCACCGCCGGATGTTCGCCACCAGACCTGCCGCCAGCCAGCCAGCTTGACCCGCTCGACCCGCCCCGCCTTGGCGAGCGCGTCGAGCCGCTTCCAGGTGACGGCGTCGGGTGGCCATGCCATCGGCCCGGCCCGCTCGCAGACCTGCAGGGTCGACAGTGGGAACCCCTGGGCGTCGCGGAGGACGGCCAGGAGCTGGTCGTCCAGCGCGAGGGTGGTCAGCCGGCCCACGGTCCGGCTCCCGACGTCGTCACGGTGGTGGTGGGGTGGGGCGTGGGCACCGACGTCGGGTCGGTGGCGGCGTTGAGGATCGCCAAGCCGAGGATGATCGCCAACGCGATGGTGATGGAGAGCCAGCTCAGGTGGCGGCGCGGCGCGCTCACGGCGTCGGTCCTTCCGCCATGACCGCGTCGTAGATGGCGCGCGCCCAGCGGGCGTCGCCGAGCGCGGTGTGCCGGTCGAAGTCTTTGGGCTCGACACCGACCGCGTGGCTCAACTCGTTCGAGTCCCACGGCTGCCGGGACAGGGCCAGCGCCTCGGCCGCGCTGAGAAGGTGTCGGCCCTCCGGGCGGGTCGCGAGCGCACCGACGGCCAGGGCCTCCACATCCACGAGGTGGTGATGCCAGGTGGCCGCCTGCCCGTAGGCGCGGAGGAAGCGGGTGAGGAAGGCGGCGTCGAACGAGGGGACCGCGCCGACCATGTGTGCGCCGTCCAGCATCCGCGCGAGCACGCGGGCGATGTCGACCACAGTGGTGCCCTCGGACGGGTAGGGGACGTCACGCTGCTTGTCGGTCCACCAGGGCGAGGCGAGGATGACGGCACGCCGCGGTTCCGCGCGCCACAGCTGGTTTCGCCGGTAGTACTGGCCGATGCGCAACGCGGTCGGGTCGGCGACGGTGAGGTCGGGCTTGATCTGCCAGAGCCACTCGCCGTTGTAGGACTCGTCGGGGTGGTCAGCGACGATGCAGGCCAGCTCCCAGATCGCATGCCGGTCCGGGTCCAGCCCGGTCGTCTCGGTGTCCAGGAAGACAAGGGTGCTCACGCCTGCGACCTCCATTCGGGGGCGGAGAGGAAGTCGAAGCCGGCGAGTCGAGCGCACTGCTCGTCCTCGTCACGGTCGCCGACGAACAGGCCCATGTAGGGCGGGTAGATCTCGTTGTGGCGATGCGCGATCTCCAGTGCCGCCTCGATGAGCAGGCCGGGGGATGGTTTGCGGCACCAGCAGCGCGCCATCTCCGGGTCCCCGGCGGCCGGGTGGTGCGAGCACCAGACGATCTTGTCGAACAGCTGATCGCAGAGCTCGTAGGTGCGCAGCATCGTGGAGGCGCAGACCTGCATGGTCATGTGGCCGAGCGCGATCCCGCCCTGATTGGAGACCGCGATGGCGCGGCCGCCTCTCTGCTTCCAGCGGCGCAGGAGCTCCAGCGCCTCGGGAAAGATGACGACGTCGTCGGGTGTGTTGACGAAGCGGCCCAGCTCGTCCTTGCCATGGCGGACGGTGCCGTCCAGGTCGCAGACAAGCAGCGGCACGCGCTTTTCCCGGGTCATGCTGCGGCCTTCCCGTTGTTGTCGATCAGCCACGCGCGGGCCAGCTCGAAGTCCTCGCCGGCGAGCTGCTTGACGGCGTTCGCGTCGGCGAGCTCGCCGAACGGCTTGGCGGGCAGGTCGCCCTGCTGGCCGGCGCGACGCAGGCGGATCCAGCAGTTGTTCAGCGCGCGGCCGAGCGCGACGGCGAGCTGCTCCATGTTGGCGGCCTGGTCGGGGGGGTGGCCGTTGGTGGTGGCCCCGGCCGCCGCTGCCCGGGGGGCCGTGGCGCCTGCGGCCGGGGCCTCCTCCTCTGCCGGCGGCGCCGCAGGGGGGGCGGCCGGTTCGGCAGTGGCGCGCTGCTGCTTGGTTTGGGTGGTGTCCGAGCCGGCGGTTCCCTTGTCCCCCGAGGCTGGGCCTGCCGGCTCGGACGTGGTGTCCGGGGCGGGCCCGCCGCGACCCGCCCCGGACGTGGAGGCTGCCCCGTCTTTCGGGGGGACGGGCAGCCACTTGTCGAGCACGTACTGCTCGCCGGCCCTGAGTTCCAGGCCGAACCCGAGCCGCATCGCGCACCGTTTCAGCGCGTCGCTGGCGGCGGCCTTCGCACGCTTGCCGTCGTTGTTCCAGTTGTGGGGGTCCTCGACGTCGCCAGCCTCGGTGATGACGGTGTGGCGCCCGTCGACCTCGGCCGTCAGGCGGCACAGCGCGCCGACGACCACGCCGGTGAGCGGCGGGGTGCCAGCCCTGGCGCGCTCGCTGGAGCCCTGCGGGTTGGGTGGGATGGCGGCGACGTCGCCGCGGATCAGCTGGAGGATCTCGAAGTCGAACGGGCCGAGGATGTAGAGCAGGAACTGCTCGACGACCTCGTGGGGGATGTAGGCCTCGCGTCGGCCGCGGCCGACGTCGACCTGTTCGACATACTGGCCGGGGATGCGCTGCGCCAGCTTGGCGAGCTGCACGCGGGTGGGGGTCGTCATGCTGCTGCCTCCGTGGTTTCGGCGAGGTCTTCGAGCGGCTGGAACTGCACCCCGTTGCCGCCGATGTCGAAGCACAGGTCGGTGTAGGCGCAGATGCCGCAGCTGGAGAAGGTGGCGATCGGCGGCCCTTCGATCAGGTCGCGCGCCCACCTGCAGGTGTCGACGAGCTTCAAATCCCAGAGCGGGTAGACCCGGTAGGTTTCGGTGCTGGGCCCCTTGTCGAGGTCGATGAACCTGACGAGGTCGGGCCGCTGGCCGATCACCTGCTCGGCGCCGAGCGCGTAGCAGGCGGCCTGCACCCACCGCTCCTGCTTGCTCCAGGAGCCTGAGCCTGTCTTGTAGTCGACGACGACCAGGGCGTCGTGGACGGGGTCGAGGTCGATGCGGTCGACGCGGCCGCCGACCTTGAAGTGGCCCTGGTCGAGCAGGGTCTCGAAGCGGCGCTCGCACTGCAGGATCTCCGGCCGCTCATCGGTGGCGGTCGCGTCCCACCAGGCCGCGTAGGCGCGGGCGGTGTCCAGGCTGGAGGTGTACTCCTCGAAGCCGCTGCGGCTGGTTGGCGCCCACGGGGAGCGATCGGGGTCGTCCAGCAGCTCCCGCTCGGCGGCGCGGAGGCTTTGGATCGTGTCCTGCCAGGGGCCGAGCAGGTCCGCCTCGGTGCGCTTGTAGTCGCTGGTCATCCGTGGGGCCTGCGCGCCGCCCTTGCGCCGGCCAGCTTTGGCGTCCTCCTGGATCCTGCTAGCGAGCTGATCGAGCTCGGCCACGACCGGCTTCATCTCCTCCTGGAGGGCCAGCCACGGCTTGAACAGCTCACCCCATGGTGGTGGTGCGTTGAATTCCCAGGCCTCGCGGACCTGTTCGGCCAGGCCGCCGGGCGTGCCCTTGGTGGCCTCCAGCGCGGCGTGCAGCTGGTTGCCGCGGTGCATCGGCAGGCTCGGTCGCTCCGGCAGCTTCAGCTTGTAGCGGCGCTGCGCGCGCAGCGGGCAGCCGAGCGCCATGCTGATCTTCGTCGGCGAGAGCCAGTAGGGGCCGTCCTGCAGCACGCCGGTCATTGGCCATCACCGTCCTCCGGGGCTCTGACGATGCGGCCCTTGACTGTGATGACGTGGGTGCCGGTCTTGGGATAGACCTGGAAGGCGGCGTAGGCCGGCTCGGTGACGATGAGCAGGTAGTCCCCGTCCGGGATCTGCTTGGTCTCGGTGTCGCCGGTCTGCTCGTCGACGACGGTCACGCGAACGCTCATCCGCCCCACCATCCCCTGGTCAGCCAGAGAGCCAGGAAGAGGAGCAGCCAGAAGCAGAGGCCAAGACCGATCGCGGCCATGCAGCTTATGGCGGCCAGCGGGCCCCGGCTCATCGGTCGTCCCGGCGGAGCAGGTGTGGGCCGATGCCAAGGTCGATCGCGGCGGTCTCGCCGATCACCCGGACCCGCCGCGCCGCCTCACCCAGCGCGCTTCCCTGCTCTGCGCGCCGGCGGACGTACTGGGTGATGAGCAGCAGATCGGCGGCGTCCTGGGGGGCCAGCGCGGTGAGGGACCGGCGGGCGGCAGCAGGCCGCATCGACGCCGCCGGCGGCGGCGGGGTGGCGATGCTGGCGGCGACCGCCCGGGCGGTGGAGGCGGTCTGCCGGTCCAGGCTGACACGCAGGGCGAAGAGCCGGTTGCGGAGTTTCCGGCCACGCCAGCGTGCCACTAGCCAGGACGCCACCAGCGCGGCCGTCTCGAGGACGATGATGATGCGGGTCACGGGTCTCCTCAGTCGTAGAAGCCGGCGGTCGCGGCGGCGGGCCGCGCCCGGGCGGGCTCGGACGCGGGCGGGACGGGGATGTAGGTGTCACGGACGCGGGCCTCTTCGGCCGCGGCCGCGTGCATGTGGGAGCAGGCCTGGCCGACGCGGATCGGGGTGCCGTGACGCTCGCGGAGGAGCTGCGGGTGCTCGCACCAGGCGACCCACCGGTGCTCCTGGAACCACAGGTCGACGCGGTAGACCAGCTCCGAGTCGCCGAGGACCAGGTAGGTCGCCCACGTCGGTCCGAAGGTTTCGCGGGCGAGCTGCTCGTGGTCCCGCAAGCGGTCGGCCTTGTCGGCGCAGTAGGCGCTCACCTGCACGGGGTCGACGTCGACCCAGGCGCGGGCGGTCATGGCTGCTCACCCCGTGTGACGCCCAGCGCGCGGACCGCGGCAACCCGCTCAGCTAGCGACGGCACGGCCGGCTCGACCTGACGGCACACCCGCCAGACCGCGTTCACGCACACGCCGTACCGGCATGCCAGGGCGTACAGGGTCGCGCCCCGGCCCCGACCGTTGCGGATCTCGGCGCGGCACTGCTCGCACAGCTTCCGCTGGCGCCAGCCGACCAGCGGGTTGGCATGCCGGGCGCAGGTGCGGTCGCTCACGCCGGCCACCTCCCGGCTGTGAGCACCGCGACGCTCCGGCTGCCCCACCGGCGCGGGCGGCGCAGGGAAGCCGTCGCCCGCGCCAGCAGGAACTCGTCCACCGAGGCGGCCGCCGCACGCTGCACCAGGTCCTCCTCCAACAGGCGCAGCAGACTCACCGGGCATATGCCGGGGCTGCGCGTGTCGATGGCGATCGCGGCACGGTCCAGCTGGCGGGCCAGGGCGAACAGCTCGGCGGCACTCACCGCCGGCGCTGGTGCTGGCGGGGCGGTGGGTGGGCGGTGCAGGTGGTGGAGGGCGAGCATCAGCGGCTCCTCGCAGCGATCCCCCGCAGCGGTGCCAGCTCGACCGTGTCGCGCGCGAGCTCGGCGGCGGCCACCTCGTTGCGGTGGATCTGATCGGAGGCGGCTTCGAGCAGCTCCAGGACGTGGAGTGCCTGGCACAGCTCGCCCTTCACCTGGGCGAGGCGGCTGAGCTGCTCGGCTGGTGGCTTGCGGTAGACGCGGCCGAGACGGTTTGCCAGATGCCGTGCCAGCGGGGCGTGCCCGTCACGGTCGAGGCTGCGCAGGACGCGCACGTAGCAGCGCAGCAGTGCCGTCTCGACCGGCGGGGGTGGGGCGGTCGTGGAGGGCTGGAGCGCGACGGCCGGCTCGGGCTGCGATTCGACCTGCTCGGCGTCGATCGGCTGAACGGGGCGCAGCACCTTGAGGGCGGGCAGGTGGGTGCGGAGTGCGCGGCGCCTCACTGGCCAGCCTCCGCGTCGGCGGGCTCGGACACGGCGCGGACCGCTTCCAGCGCGTCGAGGAGAGTGGTCTCCAGGACCTCCCGGGTGGCGCCCTGCATGACGAAGTCGATCAGCGAGTGCTCGTGATCGGAGATCCTCAGGACGAACTTGCCGGTCTGCTCGCTCCGGTAGGCGTGCACGTGCGCGCGGTCGCCCGGGTCGAAATGCAGTGACAGGCCAGCGACGGCGCTGGGATGGGTCGGCTCCTGCGCCTTGGCCGAGGTGGTGTTGCGGTTGCCGGTGTTGTGGGTCACGATGACCTCCTCGTCGAGGCGTCGCGCTCTGGTCCGTTCCCGCGGGTGAGCCGGCGCCTTTGACTT